AGCAATAGATGACTTGGAATTACAATTTGACCAAAGAAGCGTACTTTACATTCGTTTTGGGGCTACTATAAATGATTCGGATGAGGTAGAGGTTGAAGGCAACAGATACACGATACATTCTATTAAAAACGTTGAGAACCAAAATAGGTTCTTGGAGTTAATAATTTACAAATAATGGCATTTGGAATTGACTTATCTGGCATCCCAAGACTTGAAAAAAAGTTAGCTGACCTTAATAGTAAGATAGCTAATGATATAGCTAAAGAGATGTCTGCATCAACATTAAAGATTGAAAGGGATGCTAAAAGAAATGCACCTGTAAATATGGGTACTTTAAGACAAAGTATTCACGCTACAAGTAAGGATAAATTAACGCATTATGTAGAGGTAGGTGTTTCTTATGGTGCTTATGTTGAATTTGGTACAGGTGGCAAGGTTTCAATACCTGCTGGTTTTCAAGAATATGCAGCGACATTTAGAGGTAACAAAGGAGGAAGTTTAGCTGATATGATTGAAGCGTTAACTTTGTGGGTAAAAAGAAAAGGATTAGCTGGTACTTATAGTGTAAAAAGTCAAAGAAGATTAGGCGGTAAAGCAACACAATATTCACAAGATGAAAAGTTGGCAAGGTTTTTAGCTATAAAGATATTAAAGAATGGAATCAGACCACAACCATATTTAATACCAGCTTATGAAACAGAGAAGCCTAAATTAATACAAAGACTAAAAAAATTGTTAGATGCTAAATCCTAATATAGAAATAAAGAAATGGTTTTTTACCAACTTGGCAAGTGCAAGTGGATTAGTTGTTTACGATGGTTTTGCGCCAGAAGGAGCAGGGGATGAGTATATTGTAATGACTGGTAGAACATCAAGCCAAGATCAAGGCAAAGCTGGTTATACAAATAGTATTAGCATCACAGTTGATATTATAACAAAAAATGCTAACTTTGGTTATAAACGTGCTGAAACTATAAGCGATTTAATCTTGAACGCAATAAATTCCGACACCAATATAACATTGGCAAACGGATTCACGGCATCAAGTTTAAGTGTTGAAAGTGTAAGAAACTTAGACGGCTTAAACCCTTTAGATAACGTTTTTAGAGTATTGATAACTTATAACATTATAATAACACAAATTTAAAATTAAATAAAATGGCAGAAACAAAAGTAAGCGGTAGAGATTATATCCTCTTAGCTGACATAAACAATGATGGAACATTCAAGCCAGTTGCTTGTTTGACTACTAACTCTTTGACATCAACTAATGACACAATAGATGCAACATCTAAGTGTGGCAACGAGTACACTCCAGCTCCTTCTTTCTCTCAATCTTTTGAGTGTGAAGGTTTTGCGATTGATGAAACAGGAACTCCATCTAAAGATAGCTACCAACAATTATACACCGCTCACGCTGCAAAGACTTTATTTGCAATTAAGATGGGTAAAGCAACTCCAACAACTGGAGATGTTTATTATGGTGGTGCTGGTCAATTAGTGTTTATTAGCGATTTTGGTGTTAATGCTGATGATAAGGATGATGTGAAATTTACTGCAACTTTCGTAGTAAGTGTTCCTCCTATTACACAAACTGAACAAGCATAATAAATAAAAAACTATGTTCGAATTAAAGACTGACAACAACACAATCCACTTAAAGTGGGGAACTTGGGCTATGAAAAGGTTTTGCGAATTAGAGAATAAAAATCTAATGCAGCTGATTGAGGTTTTATCTGTTGGCATTTATGACTTAGATACAATCGTTCATATTGTTCAAGCAGCAGCCGAAAGTGGATATAAAAGCCTTAAAAAGCCTATTGACTTTGATGAGTTTGATGTGTGCGAATGGATAGATAAAGTTGGTGGGTTATCGGCAAAAGAAGGACAATTGGTTGAGTTTATGAAATATATGCAAGATTCAATGACACCAGATTTAAAGCCAGAGAAGGAAACAGACGAAAAAAAAAATTAGGGTTTTATAGTTGGGATTCAATAATCATTCTCGCTATTGAAGTTGGCTTAACGATTAAAGAGTTTTGGCAATTGACGTGGCGAGAATTTTTGTTGTATAAAATGGCTTATCAAAATAAGGAAACAAGGGAATGGGAACGAACAAGAATGGTGGCTTATTTGATTTATAAAGTAAATACAAGTGAGAAAAGTCCAAAGAGTTTAAGATCATTTTTCCCTTTGCCAAGTGATGAAATTGAAGAAGAAAAGCCAAAAATAACCCAAGAACAATTGGCACGGACATTAAAGTTGTATGGAGTAAAATAATAAAATGGCACAAGAAACGTTAAAACTAACAATAACCGCTGACACGGCAGAAGCGTTAGCAAATTTAAATAACTTTATAAAGACATCTAAAGGTTTAAAAACCGAGATGCAAAACTTTGGTAATGTTAGCAATTCAGCGACTTATGCTTTATCAAATTTATCAAGAGTTGCACAAGATGCTCCTTATGGTTTTATAGGTATTGCCAACAACTTAAACCCATTACTTGAATCATTCCAAAGATTAAAAACTGAATCTGGTAGTACTGGAAGTGCTTTAAAAGCAATGGCAGGTGGTTTAATGGGTCCAGCAGGTATTGGTCTTGCTTTGGGTGCAGTTTCATCTATTATTGTCGCATTTGGTCCTAAAATAGCAGATTTCATAAAAGGAACAAACAAAGCATCCGAAGCAGAAGATAAATTTGCAAAAAGTTTAAATGATGCAAGAGCCGAAGCAAGTGAAACAGGAATAAGATTGCAAGCGTATTTAACTATAAGTGAAAATGCAAATATTAGTGAAGAAAGAAGGGCAGAGGCATTTAAAGCGGTTGTAACTGAATTAGGGAAAGTAAATAGTGCTTATGCATCAACAATTACAAATGTTGACCAAGCAAGAGCAGCGGTTGATTTATATACACAATCATTAGTAAATCAAGCATTAACTACAAGGTACATTGACGAACTTGCAGATAAGACAATTGCTTTAGCAGATGCAAATAAAAAAATATTATTAACAGGTCGAGAATACTATAAGGAATTAGCAATAGCAAATGCCCTTATTAATCAAAATGTTTATGCTACAATTGGTCAAGCAGATGTAATAAATGGTGCTGCTGATGCTAATAAGAATGCAAGAAAAGAAGCAAATGGATTAAAAACTGAAATAATAGATTTAAGAAAATCAGTAACTAATTTATATACTGCTGCTGCTGTTGACCCTTTCTTTACTTTTACTAAAGGTGCAAATGAAACAACAAAGGCAACTAATAAAGCAACTGAAAGTCTTGAAAAATTAGGTAAACAAGCAAGGGTTTTAAAGGTTAGTACAACTCAAATTATACAAACCGAAAATGATATTAAAACACCTAAAACACCAACTAAGCTAAGTAAGGATTTACCAATGTTTGCTCAACAATACACGGCTGAACAAATATTTAAAAATGAGGCTGCATTAAGAAGATACAACACTCAATTGCAATTAGCTAATGGTATTACAGATACATTAACTCCAGCTTTTGAAGCAATGTTTACTGCTATGGCTAATGGCGAAAATATAGGTAAGGCATTAGAACAATCATTTAAGCAAATTATAATTCAATTGACTACAATGATTATTAAGGCTTTAGTATTTAAAGCGATTATGACTGCATTAGGAATACCTACTATGGGTGGTGGTGGAGGTGGATTTACAAACTTTAGTCCAATTGGTGCAGCTGGAGATGGAGGTGGTGCATTTGTTCTTAGAGGACAAGATTTATTATTAGCTACAAATAGAGCGCAAAAGGCATCTAATCTTAAAGGACAAAACATTAGTTTAGCATAATGGCATACGGATTAAGATATACAATAACACAGGAATTAAGAGATGGAACATCATTAATTGTTAAGATATATGAAAAAAGCTATGTTGGTGGAACTGTAACTCCATACATAGGAACAAACGTTTCTTTAGTTCCAAATGCAGCAAATGAAGACCCAATAGCAATTATTATATCTTCTCAATTAAATGTGTCTTTTATTATTTCTGACCAAGAAGATTACGATAATTTTCCTGACTTGTTAAACTTTGATGAAACAAAGTATTATGTTGAGTTGGTAATTAATAGTGTAATTAAATGGAGAGGGTTTTTACTTAATGATTATATACAAGTTCCATTTACAACAGGGAATCAAGAGGTAAGCATAAATTGTATTGATGGACTTTCTTTTCTTAGATATATATATTACGATGGAGATGTAAATGTAAATTCATTAATTAAGTTAATAGATATAATAGGTACATCTTTAAATGAATTACCATTTGAAGATACTATATTTATTTATGATTGTTGTTCTTATTATGCAGACGGAATGTTTGATAGAGGAGATGCTGGTGGAGATGAGCCATTTAGTCAAACTTATCAATACAAAAGGGATTTTTATCAATTAGATTATTATACTATTTTAGAAAATATAATTAAGTCATTTGGATGTAGATTATTTCAAGCTAATGGGGATTGGTATATTTTGCCAATGAATCAACAAGCTGACACAATATATTACACAAGATATGTTGTAGATAATGTGCCAAGTGTAAGTGGTAATGGAGTTTTAACAAATACAATTAGTATTTTACCATATCAAGATGGTAATGTTCATTTTACAAATAATAACCAAACTAAAATAGTTAAAAAAGGTTATCCTACTATTCAATCAACTTTGCCGTATGATTATGCAAATAATTATATATATAATGGAACTTTTAAATTTACAACTGGTTCTGGTGCTTCATTAAGAGCAAATGGTTGGAGTGAATTTGAGGTTGCACCATCAAGGGCAACTTTGATTGTATTGCCAGAAGATCAATCAAATAGGTATGAAGTATTTTATTTAGGAGGTGGAAATGCATACATACAAAACTATTTTGCAGCACCTACCTTGTATGAATATTTGCCTAAAATGTATGGCACAAGTGCATCTTTATCTTTTGAGTTACAAGGAGCAAATGCTGGAGATAAAATAAGAGTTTATATAACGGCTTTTATTGGTGGAACAACTTATTACTTAAGAGATAATGATACTTGGAGTGCAACTTCACATTTTATTGATATTACATATACAACATTTAATACTTATGTTACTAATAGCATAGAAATACCTATGGGATTTTCACAAGCATTAAGTTTAACTATTGAAGGTTTGATAGGTGTTAAGTTTGAAGCAGCGGCTGGTGCAGTTGGTGGTTACATTAAAAACGTAAAATTAACACAAGGAGATGCTTCTATTAAAGAAGTGGTTTTAACAAGAAATATTGGTTCTACATCACAAATAGCAACTGATATTGACATACCTTATAGCGCAATTTACCCACAACAAGGAGCATCCCCAATAAGAAACAATGTAGGTTTATTATTTAAATCAGATGGCGATATATGGACTGATTGGTACAGATATGGATATCCACCAGAGGCATTTACTATGTTAGCTGAATTAGTAATGCGACAATATTCTAATTTATTAAATAAGAACATTGCTACTTTAGAAGGCGATTTAGGTGCAATAGCTGGAGCAAATGGGTTTATTTATCTTGATAAAACATATACTATTCAAGATGCAAGTACAAACGCTTTGTCTTATAATAATAAGAAGTTTTTGATAAATAGGCTTACATCAAATCCATATTTAGATGAAACAAGTCAAATACAACTTTTAGAGATTACAATGGTTGATAATGCTTCAACTGCTACTGTTGATTATATTGGGGATGTTACCATAGAAACTCCTAAAAGATATTTTAATAATGCGTAAATTTGTAATATGGCAGCAGTAATTGGAAATAACGTAATGCTTTACTGGCATAATGTAGATGTAGACCCAGCAGAGGATGTTGCGTTTGCTTGTAGTACAACTTGTGCTTTTAATGTAAGCGTAGATCAAAAAGAGGTAACAAGCCAAACAAGTGCTTGGTTTAGAGAATTTAAGAACGATGTAGCTACTTGGAACGTAACCTGTGATGGGTTAATTACTTTGACTGGCTTTTCTTATTTGTTTATGTTAGATAAGCAGTTAGCAAGAGA